AGATGGGACGAATCAAAAACTCTATTACGAAAGGAGATGGTAACATAGCTGGATTTTTAGGAGAGTTTCTTTGTGCTTCTCTTCTACCGTATGGGTCAAAGATAAGCAATACATATGATTATGATATTGTATCAGGAGACAAATTTATAGATGTTAAAACAAAAAGAACTAAGGTTAAACCAAAACCTTATTATGATTGTTCAATAGCATCACTGTCTACCCATCAAAAGTGCAGCCATTATATTTTTACAAGAGTTTTATATGACTGTTCTAAGGCTTGGATTTTAGGTTGGATGTCTAAAGAAGAGTATTTTAATAGGGCTAGGTTTCTGGAGAAAGGGGAACGTGATGGAGATAACGGCTTTATAGTTAAGGCAGACTGTTACAACCTACCTATTGAAGATTTATATGAAATTTCTTCATTAAAGTAGTTGACATCCTGATATACGATATGTTATAATGCACTTGTTGTTTAGTTAGTAGTAGACAACCTAACGGGGAATGATCCCCATCATGGCTGCAATAGCGCAGCGTTTTAAAGGAGACTATTTATGAACGATCCGATTTACATTTCTGGTAAGTGCCACTATGCTTCTATCACTGAGCCGAACACCAAGTTTGATCCGGTGTGGAGCATTCAGGTTGAGGTTAACGACGACAACCGTGCAACCATTGAAGCTGCTAATCTTCCTATCGCTAACAAGGGAGACGAACGTGGTGACTTCGTTACTATTAAGCGTAAGGTTATGCGTAAGGATGGGACCGAGCGTCAGGCACCCATCGTTAAAGACTCACAGAATAACCTGTGGGATGGAAAGAAAATTGCTAATGGTAGTGTAGTGAATGTAAAAGCAATCCCGTTTGATTGGAACTATGCTGGTAAGTCAGGAGTATCTTCTGATCTTGCTGCTGTACAGGTCGTAGACTTTATTGAGTACACCGATGGCACTGAAGACTTCGCCCCTGTTGAGGGTGGTTACGTGCAAGAAGCTACATCGGAAGCTGTTCCCTTTTAACTAGCATAGAAAGGAAGGGGGGAGAGGTTTTGTCATTGTCCTCTCCCCTTTTTTTATTATGAAAACAATAGAAACTCTTGTAGAAGATATCTATGATCTGTTTAATCTAACGCCTATCGACATGGATGAAGCAGAGGTAGATAAACATATTGATACCTTTGGTGATATGTTAAAGGTACACCTGAAAAGTTTTCTATATGAAGAGCCAAGAGATCGTGGCAACCTACGCTTGTCTGCTATTGGTAAGCCAGATCGAAAGCTTTGGTACGATGTTAACAAGAAGCTAACACCGGAGACACTGCCGCCATCTACAAGGATTAAGTTTCTCTATGGATATATTCTTGAGGAGCTTCTACTGCTTTGTGCTACAGTGGCAGGACATGACGTTACAGATCAACAGAAAGAAGTTACACTTGAAGGTGTGGTTGGACATCAGGATTCAATTATTGATGGTGTCCTTGTTGATGTTAAGTCTGCCAGTGGTATAGGTTTTGATAAGTTCAAGTACAATAGGCTAACAGAGGACGATCCCTTTGGTTATGTTGCACAGGTATCTGCCTACGCAGCAGCCAATGATCTGGATCGTGCAGCCTTCCTTGCCATTAACAAATCTACTGGTGAGGTATGTCTCTCTCAACTGCACAGTATGGATATGATCAATGCTAAAGAAAGAATTAAACATCTTAAAGACGTGGTGTCTGCGCCTTTTCTACCTGATAAGTGCTACTCCGATTTACCTGATGGTAAGTCTGGCAACCGTAAGCTTGCTGTTGGTTGTGTTTATTGCGAGCATAAGAGAGACTGTTGGTCTGATGCTAACGGGGGTGCAGGGCTACGTGCGTTCAAGTATTCGCAGGGTAAGAGGTATCTTACGCAGGTAGCAAAGCAGCCTGATGTTGAGGAAGTAACTAACTTCTAATGCATTGGGAATATGATAAAGACTTTGATACGAAGAATAGCTTTGGGTTTGTCTATCGTATTACAAACAAGAAGACTAAGAAAGCCTACATAGGTTGTAAGCAATACTACGTTACACGTAAGGGTAAGAAAGTAGAATCAAACTGGCGTATCTATACAGGCTCTAGTAAATATCTTAATGAAGATATCAAGAAACTTGGTAAGAAAAACTTTCGTTTTCAAGTTATTGGTGAGTATAAAAACAAGAGGAGCCTCCGATACTATGAGTGTTATTTTCAGATGATCTATAAAGTTCTTACAGCAAAGCTGGAGGGAACGGATGAACCTGCCTATTACAATAACTATGTAGGTGGTAAGTACTATCGTCCAGTACAGGAGTGGCCTGAAGATGAATGATATCCCTGACTTCGGTACACTGTACGACCTGACTAATAAGGATGCAGACAAGACACTGCATCTAGCTATAGTTCTTCAAGCTTTGTTAGACCTATCCAAACCTAAAGAATCTACTGAGAGTTTAGAGACAGTTCTTCACCGTGATCAGGCAAGCGCATGGGTCTTCTGTTCTATTGGAGTAACCTGTGAAAACTTTGAGTCAACCTGTGAGCTTGCTGGTCTGGAGCCTGAAGCTGTGAGAAGTTTTGCTGTTAAAACTGTAACATCGGAGAACGTAAATGAAATTAGACGAAAGCTCAATAGCTTCTTATGACGAACGCAACTATCCAAACAATGAAAGAAACTATGATTATTATGCTAGACGTATGAAAGAAGAGAAAGCACTTCAACAACAAGTAGGAGGACAACACTACAAGGGATGCAAGATACAACCAGTAGAATATATCCATGCAAATGGACTTGACTATCTGGAGGGTAATGTGATAAAATACATCACTCGACACCGCACTAAGGGAGAGGGGAGAAAGGATATAGAAAAAGCGATCCACTATGCCCAACTCATATTGGAAATGGAATACGACAACTAGAAGGGGAACAAAGCTATGCCACAATTTCGATCTAATGAGAACCCGATGTTTCGCTCCAAGTTTAGCGAAGACATCTTTAAGCACAAGTACGCCCATCATGGGTGCGAGACATGGGATGCACTGTCATCTACTCTGGTAGACGATGTGTGTCAAAACTATTTGAACAAGGATGACAAAGACGAACTGAAGCGTATGATCACTGACCTGAAGTTTATTCCCGGTGGTCGATATCTTTATTATGCTGGACGTGAGAACAAGTTCTTTAATAACTGCTACCTGCTCAAAGCAGAGGAGGACACCAGAGAAGATTGGGCTGACATCTCTTGGAAGTCAGAGTCCTGCCTTATGACAGGTGGTGGCATCGGAGTGGACTACTCTGTGTACCGTGAGGAAGGACGTATCCTTAATGGCACAGGCGGTCTTGCCTCTGGTCCTATACCAAAGATGCAGATGATTAATGAGATTGGACGAAGGGTTATGCAGGGTGGTAGTCGTAGGTCTGCTATCTATGCCAGCCTTAACTGGAAACATGCCGATGTAGATAAGTTTCTTGCCAGTAAGAACTGGTATGATATGCCAGTGGGTGAGACAGGTTTTTCCATTGGTCAGGTAAAGGAACAAGACTTTAACTTTGTTGCACCGCTGGACATGACAAACATCAGCGTTAACTACGATACAGAGTGGCTACTTAATTATTGGAAGACAGGAGATACAGGAGATGTCTTTAGGACTAATGTACGTCAAGCTCTTAGAAGCGCAGAACCGGGCTTCTCGTTTAATTTTTTCGACAAGGAAAAGGAGACGCTACGTAATGCTTGTACGGAGGTTACATCTGAAGATGATTCTGATGTTTGTAATCTTGGTTCTATTAATATGGGCCGCATTGACGATCTGAAAGAGTTCGCAGATGTAGTAGAACTTGCAACTAAGTTTCTACTGTGCGGAACACTACGAGCCAAGCTACCCTACGATAAGGTGTATGAAACCAGAGAGAAGAACCGTAGGCTTGGTCTTGGCTTGATGGGTATGCATGAATGGCTTATCAAGGGAGGAGAGAAGTATGAAGTTACGGAAGGTCTTCATAAATGGTTATCGGTGTATAAAGGCGTTAGTGATCACGTTAGTACCAGCTTTGCTAGTGTTCTTGGGTGTAGTCGTCCTGTCGCTAATCGTGCCATTGCTCCAACTGGATCAATAGGTATTCTTGCAGGAACATCCACAGGTGTAGAGCCTATCTTTGCTGTGGCCTACAAGCGCAGGTATCTGAAGGGTGGAAATCGTTGGCACTATCAGTACGTGGTGGACAGTGCAGCACAGGAGATCATTGACCTGTATGGCGTTGACCCAAAGGGCATTGAGTCAGCCCTTGATCTTGCAGAGGACTACAAGAGGCGTATAAAGTTTCAGGCAGATGTACAGGACTATGTTGATATGTCTATCAGCAGTACAATCAATCTGCCCAAGTGGGGGAGTAAGCTTAACAATGAAGATACAGTTGATGAGTTTACTGATACTCTTGCTTCTTATGCTCACAGGCTGCGAGGTTTCACGGTGTACCCTGATGGATGTAGGGGAGGACAACCTCTATCTTCGGTGCCGTATTCTGAAGCTGTAGAAAAGCTTGGTGAGGAGTTTGAGGAAGGACTAGAGACGCACGACATCTGTGACATCACTGGACATGGAGGATCGTGTGGAGTGTAACTGGTTTCCTACTGATGAGTCAAAGGAGAAAAGTAGAGAGTGTCAGAAGAGTTGTATAATTGATCCAACACAAACTTTTTGCACAGTCTGTAAAAGAACTATGAAAGAAATTAGAGAAAGGGGTGAAACTTCTAACGCATACGGTTAGTAGATTAGCACTTGTAGTTCAACTGGATAGAACAACAGACTTCTAATCTGTAGGTTGCAGGTTCAAGTCCTGCCAAGTGCGCCAAAAAAGTCCTTGACAAATCACATAATAGGTAGTATAATATATGTGTGATGCCAATAATGGGTCACACAATATCAACTTGCTATAAGGAGAAATGATATGAATGAATATATTTCAAGTAACGATCCGTTCTTTTCTAGGTTTTCTACATGGGCCATTGGACATGATAGATTATTTAGAGACATGCTACACATGGTAGAGAAGACACCTAACCGTACAGCTAGTTCTTATCCACCGCATAATCTAATAAAGAATGGTAATGGTCAATATGTAGTTGAGTTAGCTGCTGCTGGCTTCAGTAAAGAAGAGTTGGAAATTAAGACTGAAGAGGGTACGCTAACCATATCTGGCAGAAAGAAAGAAGAAGAAGACGACAAGAAGTTCGCACAAAAGGGCATAGCGAAGCGACCTTTCTCAAAGTCTTTCCACCTTGCCAGTGACGTAGTTGTAGATGGTGTGTCTTTCAGAGACGGTATGGTTACCATCGATCTTCAACAGGTAATACCTGAAGACAAGAAAGAAAAAATCTATAACTTGTAACCAACTAAGGGGGAGTGCGTAGTGTTTGCTCCCCCTAATTACATAGGAGATATAATGAGAAAAGCACCTAACACAGTCTACATAGGCTATGATCCAAGAGAAGATGTGGCCTACGAAGTTTTAAAGTTTACGATTGAACGCATTGCCGTTGAGAATGTGGATGTCAAACCGATTCGCAAAGATGTTGTGGAGCGCATGGGATTGTACAACCGCAAGCACACTGTCAAAGATGGGCAGATGATTGATGACATAGATGGTAAGCCTTTCTCTACAGACTTTAGCTTCACACGTTTTCTTGTACCTGCCCTGAATATGTATCAGGGGTGGGCATTGTACATGGACTGTGACATGTATCTACGCACAGATATCAACGAACTCTTTGAAGAATATAAGATGGATTACTATCCTCTGTACTGTGTTAAACATCAGTACCAACCCACCGAAGAATATAAGATGGATGGAAAGAAGCAGGAACACTACCGCAGAAAGAACTGGTCAAGTCTTATTCTCTGGAACTGTGGACATGAACTTAATAAAAAACTTACCCCTTTTGAAGTAAACACACAGAAAGGCTCTTACTTACATGGCTTTGAATGGTTGCCTGATAAAGAAGCAGACATTGGTACTATACATCAGGAGTGGAACTGGCTTGATGGTCACTCATCTGAAGAGATAGAAGCCAAGAACGTACACTTCACAACAGGTGGACCGTGGTTTAAAGAATGGAAATGTGGTAGAGCTATTGATGGTAGGTATGCTTCTGAATGGAACGGAGACTATACTTACCTCGCAGGAAAAGGAATAATCGAACCCTATGACATATAAAATTGTTACATGCTTTGATGAAAAAAAGCTAAAGAAAAACGCCTTCAAACTTCTTAACGAGTTTAAAGAAAACTGGCAACCAGACATTGAGTTTCACTGCTACTATTATAATGTAGACATCAGTAACTATTCCCTGCCTCAAGCAGACAATATTAAATACCATAAGCTTGAGAATATACCGGAGTACTCTACATTTGTAGAAGAAAACCAGAAGCATGATGGTACTGAAGAGGGTGCAGTACAGTATACTGAGCTTCTTGATGGACTGTCAGCGGCACCAGAAGTGTTTGCTATTACGGAGTGTGGCTTTGAGAACAAGGGCTGTTGGCTTCTCTGGGTTGATCCTATGTGTCTTACAGTTAAAGACATACGAACCAGTACTCTTGATAATTATTTCCCTGACTCTGTTTATAATGTAGATTTTGTTTACACGCCTGAAACATCTTACCTTATGGCATTTAATCTTGGACGACAGACTGCTGTGGATATCATGGGTGATTGGCGTGGCTCTTACATGTCAGGAGAGTATATCAACTATCGTGAGTGGACCCCTGCTTTTATTCTTAGTAGGCTTGTCACTATCTATACAGCACATGGTATGACTGTGCATGAGTTTGTTGGTATGGAAAACCTTATGATAAACATTAATCATAAGAGTTCTATCAATGTTCGTAACAGCGATGGTCAAAGGATTGTTGAGCTATCAGATAATCAAACAACCCCTGACATTCTTCCCGGCAGATACAAGCAGCTTGCTGATACTATTCGTTTCTATAAACCTAAAGTTATACTAGAGACAGGTACATGGAACGGTGGACGTGCAATTGAAATGTCTCTTGCTGCATTTGATAATTCAGATGCTGTTCATTACATTGGTTATGACCTGTTTGAAGATGCTACTACAGCCACTGATAAAGAAGAGTTCAATGCCAAACCTCACAACACTAAGAAGGCTGTTGAGAAAAGGTTTGACGAGTTTGCCGAACATATGAAGAAAGAGAAGAGTAAAGAGTTTACCTATGAGTTATACAAAGGTAATGTCAGAGATACTCTAAAGCCTATCTATATGGATGAGGTAGACTTTGCTTTGATGGGAAGTGGTAACAGTATTGAAACTGTGAAGCATGAGTTTGATGTGCTTAAAACTATCCCTGTTATTATGGGCGATCACTTCTTTACCAAGGAAGATAACGAGAAGACACCTGATGATAAGTATCAGGGAATGAAAGTACTCTTTGATTCTGTGCCTACTAAAAAGTTACACGAAGAAAAAACTACGGATGACGGCTGGACTACCTTTGATGAGAAATCCAATGTAAGAAAGTATGTACTCCCCTCTGATGATAAGGTTCTGGGCGGTGGTCGTACACATCTTGTAGTATTTCTAACGGATGAGTCTCTCCCTGATATCCCACCAGAACTAAAACAAGTTCCTATTGTTGTTCATCCCAGAGATTCAGTACCAAAAGAGTATATACGCAATAACATTGTAACCAATCTTACACATATAGATAAAGACAAGTGGGTTACAAAGCATCCTGCACATAAGGACAAGGCTGTTATTGTTTCTGCTGGTCCCTACATAGACTATGCAAAGTTAGAAAAGTTTATAGATGATAATCCCGGCTGTAAAGTTCTGTCAGTTAAACATGCTCTGCCGGGGCTGATGAAGAACGGCATCATACCGTGGGGTTGTATTGTTCTTGACCCCAGACCAATCACAGGTAAGAGTACACATAATATTGTACGAAAAGATTTGTTTGAAAAGACTGACCCTAGTATTAACTTCTTTGTTGCATCCATGACAGACCCTTCTGTTACAGAGTATCTGAAAGAAAAGGATACCCATATGTGGGGCTGGCACGCTTTCACTGACTCGCTTCGTGAAGAGGAGGAGCAAGGGAAAGTTATTGAGAAACAACAGGTTAAGTTAAGTGAGGAGCTTGGCATACCGCAGGGTGCTACTCTTATCACAGGAGGTACATGCGCTGCCATGCGTGGTATTGGTATGCTACACACAATGGGCTTCAGAGATATACATCTGTTTGGCTTTGACTGTTGCAGAGATGAGCCTACCGATGAGGAGAAGACAGAAACCACAGGTGATCTTGAGGGTGGTGAAACTCCCAAGCCTAAGTATATACAGGTTAATGTCAAGGACAAGTCCTACTGGACTACAGGTGAGCTACTAGCTATGGCACAGGATTGTGAGAAAGTCTTTAACGATCCCGGCCTTGAAGGTGTTCTGTCTTTTCATGGAGAGAATACAATGGTAGCTGACTTATGGAAGATTAAAGAAGAACAAGAAGTTCGCCCACAG